TCTCAAAGTAACTGGGAAAACCCTGTTGAGCTTCCGAATATTCATTCGGGACTATGTTTGAGACGCATGGTTCTGAGTGGGTATTCTTGTTTACCTTATCCTTTTGGAGGACGCTCATTTGAGTTCCTTACGCAAAAGACTCCGTGCAAGAAGCGTTCGCTTAGCGAAAGCTGATTTTCTTGCTAAGCTTGATGAATCACGCAAGTATACGGGGTCTTATAATAACCCTCAATACATTGACGTGACTTCTTACTACAACGGGTCAGGGATAAGTGGCGGACCGTATTATTGCGTCGTGCAGAATTCAAAATCTGTTACGCGTAATATACAGAGAGGTAATTTCAAAACTACCACTCCTTACCGCAAATTTGTAACTGACCTATCAGGGTCAACTGGCGTTGGTTTTCTAACCAGCGTTACAAATCCTTGGTGGTCTCTTACATTCAAAAGATGGGGGCAATACGTAGACGCTTCCGCCAATTGGTGGGGCGGCTATGATATTTCCCAAAGCATGCGCAACAGCCTAGTTAGTTCCACTCAGATGGCCCTTCTCAGTAAAATGAGAAATATGGCCCCCACGTGGGATATATTAACGTCAGCTGTAGAGCTTAAAGAAACTTTAAGTTCTATTAAGGGTGCAGCCACATGGTTTGCTACCTTAATTAGGCATGTATCGCTTCGTAATGTCCCTAGTATAATGCGTCATCTTCGTCTCAAGAAATCTAAGGCGAATCGCAAGCGAATAATTGCTTGTTATACCGACGATAATGGTTTTAATCATTATTACTCTTCTGGAGTATCCGTTCCGTTTAAGCAATTAAACGTGATGCAGAACTTATGGATGAGTTATCGGTATTCTATGATGACTACAATATATGATATGCAGGACGCATTGATCGCGCTAGCAGCACCGAAACGTGCAAAAGATTATGAGCTAAAAGCCCAAGTCACTTTACACGATTCTTGCTATTCGGGCGGATCGCTAGGTTTCGGGACCGTTTTTGGAAATGGTTCTGATACCCTTGCGGAATACTCGAAGACGCTATCAATAAATGGATCCATACGAGAAAAAGCATGGTTCTCATTTTACGAAGATATCCTGGATCGGATTAACCCTAACACAATAAACTCTTTGTGTAAAACTGCTTGGGAAGAAATCCCATTCAGCTGGGTCGCCGATTGGTTTTTAGATATATCTGGATACTTACAATTACTCGATCTTAGCTCACTCATCCAAAAATCGGATGTGTGTGTTAGCGAACGTGGTAATGTTCGATCATCCTATTATCTAACAGGATATAAGGCGAATGTTCCAAACTCTCCAGGCTACTCGGGATCAGTAAAGATATCTATTGCTCCCGGTGGCGGCGCTTCTGTCGGAAATAGCTTTTATTTTGACAGAAGTGTAGGGTCTGTAACCGTTCCTTCATGGTCTCCGTCTGAAACCTGGTACACGTGGAAGCGTGGATTAGACGCATCGTCTTTGGCGTGGCAGAAAGTGAGAAATTCACTTTCCGAACCATTACCAAAAGTACGTTTGTAAGTTTCAGTCACTCAATTAACCTTCCAATTTAGGAAAATTCTCATGAGCTTAACTTTAAAAGTAGCAACCGCTACTACCGTTGTTTTCACGAAAGCGAAAACTTTAGCCAATGGCATGCTGATGCAACTTATTGGTGCATCATACGCCTTGACTTCTCGCATGAAAGCAACGCAGACGATTGGTGAAACTGGTACTGCCCGTTCTCGTTGTACGATTACTTGGCCATACCAATATACCAACGCTGCTGGTCTCGCAGCTTACGACAATATCTACGTTACCGTAGAGACAACTGTTCCAGCGACTGCACCTCAAACCGAAGTGGCAAAAGCCCCTTGGTTGGCACAATCGTTAGCAGCTGATCAGTCTTTTACTGATCTCGTCGTATCACGAGCAATTACGTTTCAGTAATTCCTTTTAGCTGAATGAGGCCAAGTCGGTTATGAAAAGCATAAACGATAGCATTGCGTTCGTAATAAACGTCCACAAACGCTTAATCCGGGAATTCCCTATGACTCCATACATATGTTGGTGCCAGAGGGTTCATTCGCTTAAAATCAGTCCGTTACAGAAATGGGAATACATACTTCAGTGGGACCTAAATCCCTCTGAATACGATAACCCCACTCTGTTCAGGTATGATTGGCAAGCATTTAAATTCTTGTCAAAGTTTTGTCCGGGCGGAAAACCGTCAGAACAAGATACTGATGTAGCGTACCGGAAATTTCGCTCTGCCGAAGGTCGCTGCGCACGTGTTAACAGATTTCTGAATAGAGGGAATTTACCCTCTGGTGTTGCGGAATTACTCCACAACGCAAAAAACATATTCAGTTCTGTTATTGGGACCACTGATGAATTTTTATCATGGATCGCAATAAATGTGCGTAATGACGGTCTTACTCTATCTTTCGATCGCTTTTCAGATCGGTATGGTCGAGTTAGTACCTCCTCAGACTCTCTATGCCCTCAATTTGGGCCGGGAATCTCTGTGGGCTCTTCAGCTAATGATAAGCTGAAGACGGTGGGTGAGAAAATCGTTTTAGGAACCTGCACAGCTGGTGCCCGAAGATGGGTGGAAGCGATGCGGGAGGTTTGGCCGGGATTATTCCCTGTACCTCGTATTGTACGCGGTAGTGTCTTAACCTTCGTCCCAAAACGTGTTGGTGAAGCTCGCACAATCAAGTATGCTCCGTCCATGAATATGGCATTGCAAAAACTTGTTGGTCAATATCTAAGATATAGGCTGAAAGCCTGCCTAGGTATTGATCTGTCAAATCAAGAACGTAATCGTTCTCTAGCTCAGTTAGGAAGCTTATGTAACTCATATGTTACGCAAGATCTTTCATCGGCTAGCGATTTGAATTGTGTTTCGCTTATTCGTGAATTGGCTCCATGGCCATGGTTCTCCTTTCTAGACGACATAAGGGAAAAAGAATACTTTGACCCTATTCGTAAAAATTGGTTAACCGCCCATAAATTCTCAGCAATGGGAAATGGGTTCACGTTTGAGCTTGAAAGCTTGGTCTTTGCGGCAATAGTGAAATCTGCTATTTGTCGCGTTGAACCTATTGGATGGAAGGAAATCTCAGTTTACGGAGATGACCTAATCTACCCAAAGAGGTTCTATCACGATGTTAGCCAAGCTTTGATTGTATTGGGCCATTTACCCAACGCTGAAAAGTCGTTCTCCGATGGTCCCTTTCGGGAGTCATGCGGTGGCGATTACTTCAACGGGTGGAACGTGACTCCTTTTAAAATTAAGGATTTATCATTAAATGAACCCAAAACAGTCGTCAACTTATATAACGGACTCTATATCAGTAGCCGGGAAGATCCTGGTTTTACTGATTTTTGTCCTCGGTTTACGCACGCTCTGGCATATGTTAGAGATTGGTTACAACGTAACTTTAAACGGATAAGCGAGGGACATATTGAAATCCCTACTTACTCGGATACTTTACGTTGTCCCATTCCTCAGCCTTCTAATCGTTGGCTGTGGAGCGTCTCACCCGTGCTCAATTGCACGTACTCAATCTATACGAATAATCTCCAACCCAGGTCGTTGTTGTCGTATAAAATACGACAATCCGATCCGAGTAGAAGACCAACGTATGATTACCACCCCGATACATTACTGTACCGGATTAGGTGGGGTGAGCAACCCATCGAGGACGAAAAGGTGCAAGGTTTCATAAGAAACCCTGCGCTGTTCGCTAAATATAAGTGTAAAAGACGCTTCGTGAGGAGCGCCGATCTCACCAATGCTCTTTAAAAAGAGCCGATGGTCACTACGTTAGTGTGAATGGTCTGGAC